TGTTTTTGCGAATGCCATTAGTTACTCGGGTATTTTGCCCAATGTAGCTGTCCTGCAAGAAAGTGCATTAGGCACTGGTGTTGTAAACACGGCCCCGGAAGTTGATGGCCTGGTAAGGCGCGTTCCAATGGTAGTCAGGGTTGGAGAATCTTTATATCCGGCTCTTGGGCTGGATGTACTGCGGGGATTGGCAGGCGATCCTTCCTATCAAGTAAGAGGTGGGGACAACGGTATACAAGCAGTTAGAGTACCTAGTTTTGAAACTATCAATACCGATGCGGCGGGGAGGGTCTGGATTGATTGGGGAACCAGCTTCTCTCAGGAGCCGTTGGCAGGGACCATCGTCTTTGTTGGGGCGACTGCTGCTGGAATAACCCCTCTGGTTCCGAGTCCAAGGGGGTTGATGTATCCCCATCAGATCCAGGCAAGTTTATTTGAAACGCTACTGAACGGGACGGCGCCAGTACGTCCAGACTGGTCCTTAGCGGCAGAAATGGCGCTTATTCTTGGCCTGGGGCTTCTCGCGATAGCTTTGACCCATTTTTTGAAGGTCATGTGGGTCCCTGCGGGCCTGGGAGGCACCGCAGCTTTGACCGCAGGAGCCTCTGTATGGGCCTTTTTACGGTTTGGAATGCTCGTAGATGCGGCATTACCTGTGCTTTTCACTGCTGTTGTCGGTGGAGTGGGGGTAGCGCAACGCATGATTGCTGAATATCAGCAAAAACTGCAGATTAAGCGGCAATTTGAGCATTATTTAGACCCGAGACAGGTTCAGCGGCTTCAAAAAAACCCGGAACTGCTGAAATTAGGTGGAGAAACAAAGGTTTGCACGTTCTTGTTCACTGATCTGCGTGGATTCACTTCTTTAAGCGAGAGACTAAGTCCTGAAGAGGTTACGGAGATCATGAATGCCACATTGACCGTGCAGGTTGAGGAAATCCAACGCGCGGGAGGGATGGTAGACAAGTTCATTGGCGATGCAGCCATGGCGATTTTTAATTGTCCCTTGGATTTGGACGAACATGAGAACCGGGCCGTTGAGGTGGCCGTGAGAATACAACGAAGGATTAAAGAGCTTAATGAAACGCTCCCTGTAGAGGTAGCTATTGGCGTAGGAATAAACACCGGTCCGGCTGTGGTAGGGAACATGGGCTCAGATACGCGCTTTGACTTCAGTGCGATCGGAAATGCTGTTAACGAGGCGGCGCGTTATGAAAGTGCCACTAAAGAGGTGGGCGTAGATATTCTGATCGGCCAAACTACCGCAGAAAAATGCAAATATGTGTTAAAGTCCTTGCCTGCTATTCACGTAAAGGGCAAAGAAAAGCCTTTGCAAATCTATACCTTAGACCAACTGGTAGCGGATAAACGGGGATAGTGTTCAGAGTGTGGTCCCCGCAAATGAACCACCCTGAACTTTTTATTAGGATATGAGCATTGAATATCTCACAAGAAGGTCTGGATCTTATTAAGAAGTTTGAGGGCTGTGAGTTAACCTCCTATCAGGACTCTGTGGATGTTTGGACGATCGGTTACGGACACACTAAAGGCGTCGAGGAAGGCCAAGAGATCACTCAAGACGAAGCGGAGGAAATGCTAGCCTCCGAGCTTGATGAGTACGAGGGCTATATCAACGACATGGTGGAGTGCGATCTGGAGCAATGCCAGTTTGATGCGCTGGTCGCGTGGGTCTACAACCTGGGGCCGACTAACCTTAAATCCTCAACGATGCTGAAGCGCCTCAACTCAAATGATTTGGATGATGTGCCTAATCAGATCAAAAGGTGGGACAAGGCCGGGGGAAAGGTCCTAGCGGGCCTTGTCAGAAGGCGCGAAGCGGAATCGCTGCTATTTGAAGGAAAGGAATGGCAGGATGTTTAGCTATAAGAGGTAGTAAGACTGTATTTGATGATGTAAGATTCCGCACATGGATGAAGTCGATGTTGTCCAGTATGTTTTTACGCTGATTCGAGAAAGACGTACTCTAATAAGAGAGGTGTTAGAGAATAACGGCGTAAGGGACATGGAACAGTATCGCGAACTTATGGGCGAGCTGAATGGCTTGAATTTAATGCGCCAAGAGCTTTCCGATATGCTAGAAAAACAGGAAAAATTAGATGCCTGAAAGTGCTGCAAAAAAAGAGCTTCTCGACTCATTATATGTAGAAGCTGGCGAAAAAACCCTTGACCCTTCCTTGATTGACCAACCTGTTTTAGAACGCTTACCGGCACCAACAGGCTGGAGAATTTTAATTCTCCCCTACCGGCCTCCCAAAACCACTAAAAGTGGTATTTTATTTTCAGATAAAACTCTGGATGAGGCTCAGGTACAGACCGTTGCAGGATATGTCCTTAAAATGGGGCCTTTGGCCTATGCGGATAAAGAAAAATTTCCGGAAGGTCCCTGGTGCCAAGAAAAACAATGGGTTATCTTTGCCCGGTATGCTGGATCACGCTTTAAGATTGAAGGTGGAGAAGTCAGGCTTCTGAATGATGATGAAGTTTTAGCTACGATCAAAAATCCAGAAGACATTCTACATAATTAGGGAGAAGGGCAAGCATGGCTACCGCAGAAACACCGGCTGTAGAAGAGGCTGAAAAGGATCAAGTTCCTTTAGATATTACCGAATCAGAGGAAGTGGTTGAGGTAGAAGCCCAAGAGGTTGAGCAGGCTGCGGATACCGAAGCTCGGGATAAGCCCGAAGCTACTGAGGAAAGCGAGCAAGAGCAGTACAGCAAGGGCGTCCAAAAAAGGATAAATAAGCTCACTAAGCGGGTCAAAGACACGGAGCGTGAGCGAGAAGAAGCCCTTCGGTATGCCCAAACGGTGAAGGCCGAAGCCGATAAGGCTAAAACGCAGCTACAACAGCTAGATCAAAGCTACCTCAGTGAGTATGGGGGCCGTATTTCGGCTGAACAGACTCAAGCCGAAGCGGAGCTTAAACGCGCTGTAGAAACCGGCGATTCACAGGCCACGGTTGATGCTCAACGTAAATTAACGCATTTGGCGGTAGCTGCCGATCGTTATGAGCAGGCCAGGGTACAGCAAGAACAGCAAAAGGCGGCTTATGAAGCGCACGAGCAGGCGCAGGCTCAACAGCAGCAGCTTGGCCCACCAACCCCAACACAAGCTCCCCCACAGCCCGCAGATCCGAAGGCTGAAAGGTGGGCTTCTAAAAACGAGTGGTTTGGCGAAGATTACACCATGACCTTCGCTGCTTTCGGAATCCATAAGAAGCTCGTTGAGGAAGATGGGTTTGACCCTCAAACAGATGACTATTATCATGAGCTTGACAAACGCATTAAAAATGAGTTTGCGCATAAATTCGAGAACGATGCTGGTAAGAGAACCGCCCAGACAGTTGCCAGCGTATCTCGCGGAAGTAAGACTGGGCGCAAAAAGGTTAGACTCACCCCAAGCCAGGTAACGATTGCCAAAAAATTGGGTGTGCCACTGGAAGAATACGCTAAATACGTGAAGGAGTAGGCTTGATGGCGACCAAAGACACTAAAGAATCCAAAAATTCTGCAGAGGATTTGAAAGCAATCCAGCGTACTTCTCGCGCTAAAACAACTAGGGCTGCTACGACTAGGCGTAAGCCGTGGCAACCACCATCAATGTTAGATGCCCCTCCTGCTCCGGAAGGTTTTAAGCATCGTTGGATACGCGCTGAGGTTAGAGGGTTTGATGACCGTCAAAATATCTCAGCTCGTATGCGCGAAGGCTATGAGCTTGTCCGAAAGGATGAATTTCCTGATTTTGAGGCCCCGGTTGTTGAAACGGGGAAACATGAGGGGGTGTTTGGCGTAGGCGGTTTGCTTCTTGCACGCATACCGGTAGAGATAGTGGAAGAGCGCACTGAATACTTTCGTCAGCGTCATGCTGACCAGCTCGAAGCTGTTGACCACGATATGATGCGCGAGAACGCCCACTCTACGATGGCAATCAATAAGCCTGATCGCCAATCGAGAGTAACTTTTGGTGGTCCACGTAATAAACAATAGCGTGTGCCAGTTTTATTTATTTGACGAGGGGACAATCTGATGGCAAATCAAGAAACTGCCTTTGGTCTTCGTCCTGTTGGTT